TCGGTAAGCAGCTCGCCGGATCGCTGAAGGTGACGCAGGTGGAGGAGTGGTACGACCGCCTGCATCACGAGCAGAAGATGAGCCAGCAGACCGTCGCCCACCACCACGCCGTCTTGCGGGCGATCCTCAAGGAGGCGGTCCGGACCGACAAGCTCGACCCGCGCAAGGTCGTCACCGACAAGGCGAAACCACCACCGGTCAACGCTGCGCCGACGCACGCACCGACGAACGACGTCGTGCGCCTCATCATCGGCTCCACCCGTAGCAAGGATCTGGCGACCGCGCTGCACGTCCTCGCATACACAGGGATCCGACGTGGAGAACTTGTCGGACTGGTCTGGTCCGATCTGCAGGACGGCCGGCTCACGATCGCCCGGGCCGTGATCGAGCTGCCCGGCGGTGACGGCGCGAAGCCGATCCTTCACGTCAAGCTCCCGAAGTCTCGCAAGTCCCGGTCGTTCGGCGTTGACCCGGTGACGTGGGAGGTACTGGCCGCACACCGCCGCCGGCTCGAGGACCGTTGCCGGGAGTGGCACGGGCTCGAGCTCCCGCCTGACGGGGCCGTGTTCGCCGATCTGCGGGCCGATCCGACCGGTCAGCGGCCGATGTCGCCGACGTGGGTGTCGCACGGTTGGAATCGGCTGCGACGCAAGCATGGCGTCAAGTTCCGGCTGCACGACCTGCGCCATGCGAACGCGACATGGCTCGTCGACGCCGGGGTGCCGTTCACGTCGGGCGCGGACCGGCTCGGACACTCGGACCGGAAGATGTTCACGAACCGCTACGCGCACGGCACCGATGATGGTGACGCCCAGGCGGTGGCTGCGCTCGGCCGGCTGGCAGCGGGTCCGCCGTCCTGACGAACCCCGCCGCACCCGTCGTGCATTCTGTCCTCATGCCCAGAGGTCGTCCCAGCATCAACTCGAATCCCTACCAGCGGGCGGCGTACGACCGGGAGGTGCGTCGTTCGGTGCGTGCGGCGGAGCGGTACCGGTCGGTGTCGGTGGTCGAGTCTGATCCGAGTCTGGCGGAACCCTTACAGGTGGACGTCGAGCAGGAGTCGCCGCCGGACCGGTGAACGAGAAGAAGCCGCCCCCGTCGACCGCTGGGGGCGCGGTGACGGGGGCGGCGGTTTTGCGCACCGACGGGGGAGCGGCGGCGCGCGATCAGTCGACGGTGGTCAGCAGTCGTGGTCCTGTGCCATCGCGTGAACACCGACGATGACGGCGGCGCCGATGACGGCGAGCACACCGACGATCACACCGGCGGCGAACCTCATCGGCGGAGGGCGAGATGGACGCCGAGGCTGAACCCGAGCAGGGTGGCGGTGAGCGCAGCCCACACGGTGAGACCGGTCACTGGTGTTCCTTTCTCACAAGAAAACCGCGGGCTACACAAGCACCCAGGTTGTTCCGTTCCATTGGGCAACGCCGAGGCCGACGGCCCCTGCTGCGTTGGTGTTGTAGATCAGGTCGCCCGCAACGGAGTTCGCCGTGTCGATCTGCGTGATGTCAGTGCGGGCCATCGGCCCGCTGGTCGAGTATTTGCCCGAGTTGTACCTGGCGATCCCACGATTGCCGATCTGGACGACCGTCCCGAACAGGGCTCGCAGACTGACTGTTGCGCCGTTGATCTCAAACAGGGTGTAACAGGTGTCGGTTTCGACGTTGTCGATCATCACCGTGGAGGCCCCTGCCGTGGCGATCACGACGACCAGTAGATCCTTGAAGCGACCGTTCGACCATCGCAGTTTCGGTCCCGCCGACGAGTTGGCAATCGTGCAGCCACGGCCAGTGTTGGCGGCCGAACCCCGTATGTCGAAGTTGGTGACGTTGATGCGGGTCGTCGTCGTCGAGACGTGCTGAACAAGGCACCCCGCCGAGCCCATCACGGCGTTCACGTTGGAGATGTTGAGGGTGCCGAGCACGACGGCAGCAGTAGCGACGTTGACCAGCGCGCCCGTCGAGCCCGCCACATGGGTGATGCCGTTGATGTTGAGGACGCCGATCGTGCCGCCCCACACCTGTACCAGACTTGAGGCGGCGGTGTCTGTGCCTGCGATCTCCCCGATGGTGATGGTGTCGATGTTGGTCGCCGCCAGGTAGACCTGGAATGACACGGAGCCTTTGTTGCAGGCGATCTTGCCGAAGGTGATGTCCTCGATCTGAGTGTTGAGCAGGTTCTGGTCGTTGGTGAGCCGAACGGCCTGCTTGGAACGACCGAGAATCGCCCCGACGTAGATTCTGCGAGCCTTGTAGACGGCCGAGTTGCCGAGGATCGAAAACCCTGAGCCGTTGGTCAACCCACCCGTAGGGAGCACGTCGTTCTCGATTTGGAGGCAGTCGATGTGGATGTCCTCGAAGTCGCCCAAGGTGGTCGTCTCGCCGTTGTTGGTCAAGTTGGTGATCTGTTCGGCGTAGTCGCTAATCGTCATAGCGAAGAAGTCGTCACCCGTCGTGCCGGTGAAGGTACCGAACTTGGCACGGCGCATCGGGCCGTAGAGGTGGCACCCGTCGGAACGGGTGTCGAACCGTGCGCCGTCGACCTCGATGTCTTCGGCATGGCCGATCAACAGGGCAAACTTGGTTGCGTCCTTGATGAACGGACGGCCCTTGATCGTGAGCCGATCGACGTTCTGGAGATGCACGCAGTCCCCGAGGCCGCCGTAGGTGCCCCCGCCACTGGTCTGTAGGCCGTTGAAGTCCCAAACTGCACCAGCGGCCAGGATGGTGATGTCGGGGTTGCCCGCCGACCAGCTCTCATTCACGATCAACGGGGTCCTAAGCCCCCCGTTGCGCTTCTTCAGCGTTGCCCCTTGGCAGTCGAACGTCATAGCGCTCTTGATGATGAACACGGCGTCGATCTGATACGTGCGGCCTGGCGTGAACTTCACCGTTCCCGACACGGCGAATGCGGCGTCTCGGGCAGCCTCATAGGCGGCGAGCGTCTGTGCGCTCGTGGCGGCAGCAGGGGTGACGCCGTAGAGACTCAGGAGATAGCTGTCGACGGTGAAGACGCCAGGTCCATACCGTGAAGAAAACGCCGAGTCGGCCGCGAGGTTCGGGCGGGTGATCCGGGCCGGGACACCGGCAGCACGGGTGAGGATGTCGCCATCCGTCGTCAGGGTGGACGTTCCACCCTCCAACCCACCGGAGATCGCGACGGTGACGGTCGGCGAGGTCGTGATCGTCACCGTCGCCGCAGCCGACGTGGCACCCGACCCGAACTGGCGGTCACCGACCTTGAGCACACCAGCGAGCCAGGTGCGGGAGTACCCGGCCTTCGTGGCCGTGATCGACCAGCGGAACACCCCGGCGCCGAGCGTCGTCGTCTGCGCGTCCGTCAACACCAACGTCACCACGCCACCCGCGGAGGTGGTCGCGGTGAAGTCGGTGGCCTGCTCGAACCCGGACGTCGCCGTGATCGTGGTGATGACGGTCGCGCCGGTCCACGAATAGGCGACCCCGTTCTCCGTGACGGTCAACGTGACCGTCAGGTCGTCGCCGACGACGGCGATCAGGTCAAGGATGCCGGGCGCCTGGTCGACGGTTGCCATCAGAGGACGCGGACCAGCCAGATGACGGCGCAGATCCCGACGAGGACCGCGACCACCTCGATCAACCCGATGTTCCCACGGTCCTCACGGGGTCCTGGTTCGACCGGGACGACGGACGCCGGCGACAGTGAACGGGTGACGATCCCGGCCGACACGATCGACGTGAGCACAGAGACGCCGGCGGCGAACCCGGAACCGATGAACACCTCACCCCACTTCGCCTCGAGCGGGGTGAACGACGAGGCGCCGATGATGCCGAGCAACGCCTGAGCGAACGTCTTCACGGCTCGCTCGAGCGCGTCCAGCATCCAGCACTTGTTGAAGATGGTCATGGGTTCTCCTTCTCGGTTCAGATGTGCCGTTGCATGTTCGTGTCGCCGCAGTTCACTCCGGGGCGGGCGCTGGGACGTTGACGTTCACGGTCGTGTCGCCCTCGCTCGGCTCGCTAGCCGGGGCGGGCGGCGGGACGTTGACGTTCACTTCGGTCTTACCGCTGTCATTGGACTCGTTGGGCATGGCTTGTTCTCCTTCTGGTTGGTTGGTCATGGTTGCTCCTTGGCGACGACCGGCACCGGGACGTCCGGTGGGTTGACCACGATGACCTCCGTCGGGCCGGTCGTCGGCCCTCCGTCACGGTGGCCGAGCTGCGCGGTGAGGGTGGCGACTTCGGCTTTCAGCTGGACGATCTCGATGTGGAGTTGGCCGATCTCGGTTTGCATGTCCTTGATCTGGTGGGCTGCCACACGGGCTGCGTCGGAGGCTGCCGCCGCCGCGAGCCGGGCCGCTTCCGCTGCTGCCGCGGCAGCGAGCCGGGCCGCTTCCGCTGCTGCTGTCGCGGCGACAGCGGTGGCCCCCGCGGCGAGCGCAGCGGCCTCCGCCTGGTCCTTGACCATCTTGACCATCTCGACGGCGGCTTCTACCATCGTCTTCGCTGCGTCAGCGTCGAGGCTGGACGTTTCGGCGTGGGTGCGGCGACGGACGAACCATGCGGTCGCACCGGCACCGGCGGCGGTGAGAACGACGGCGGCCGCGAGCTTGAGGAACTCGTTCACTTGTTGAGCGCCTCTCTGATCGACGCGGCGAGATCATGCCCCGACCGCTCCGTGTGGGAACGGTTGCGGTCGCGGTTGACGATGTGGGCGGGGAGGATCCAGACGAGGGCGAGGTTGACGAGGAACACCGAACGGGCGATGGTGGTCCACCCGACCAGGTGGTCAGGGAAGATGATGAGGTACAGGTACAGCAGCGACGTGACAACGGCGAGGAAGGCGCGGACGCCGAACATCACCCGCCCCGACGACGTGGCCGACCACCCGGCCGCCCTGGCGCAGACGATGGCGGCAACCACGTAGCCGACCACTGTGACCCAGGTGACGGTTGCAACGAACAGTGTCATTCCGAAGGTCAGGCCTTGAAGACGGCGAGCAGGGCGTCGTATTGGGCGGCGGTCACCGGCCGGTCCTCCGGGGCCAGGACACGGCCGACGGCGTCACGCTCGGCGGGAGTGTTGAACCCCTTCACCTCGAGCAGGACGAGCGCCTCGGCACGGTTCGGGTCGCCTGGCACACGGACGGTCAGGTACTTCATGGCAGGAACCTCCGAGGGTGAGGGTGGGGGTGCGGGCGGGGTCGGCTCGAACATGCCGGAGATGACCTGTGTGAACAGGCCGGTGCCCGGGCAGGAGGTCGCACCGATCTGGCGGTGCCCGACGATCCGGCGTGCGTTCGGTGCGTGCCGACGGATGAAGGCGACGAGCTCGCGGATGGTGATGACCATCCGGTCGTTCGCCGGGTTGTCGCCGTCGACGAGGCAGAGGATGGCGAGGGTGTCATGGTTGCGCCCCTTGTTGGCGGCGCACTTGATGTCGACGCCGCGCAGTTCCCACGCCCGGCCGAGCTGGTCGACGGCGTAGTTGTACCCGATCGAGTACCCGCGGTTGATCGTGTAGTCGCGGTGGATGGCCCGCAGGTAGGACGCGGTGTCCCGACCGACCTTCGCTGCCGCCGTATAGTGCACGGCAATCTGGACGATGTCGGTGAGTGGGCATGGCGGGCCGACCACCGGCATCGATTCGAGCTGCCATGAGCTGCGCCGGTGCAGTTCCATCAGTCCGCCTCCCTTGATGCCCACACGACCACCAGAGCGGCCGCCACAGCCACCACGGCGGCGTAGACGAACGCCGGGTACATGAACCGGTGCATTCGGCGTCAGGCGTCAGCGGCAGCGACGTACGACAGCTGCACCGACAGGAAGTCACCGGACGCGATCGCGCCGGTGAACGCGTTCGAACCCGACCCCAATATCATGTTCGCCGGTGCCGTCGTGTTGTGTGTCGACAGGAACTGGATGCTCGTTGACGTCACGAAGTAAGCCAGCACCGTGTAGTGGTTCGTGCCGGTTGCCGGAACGAACCTCCCCGATCCAACGACGTCGATCCCAGCAGCGCATGTCGGCATCCCTGTCAACACGATCGGGTTCGCTGCCGTCCCCGCCGACGTGCAGGTCACCAGCATGTTCGCATGGATCCGGCGGCCCACCCGTGAGTAGGTCGCATAGCTGACCGTCAACGTCGGCACGTTCGACTGGGTGATGACCGGCGTCCAGCCGGTTTCCGCACCATGCACCGGCCCGACCGTCGACCACGCCGACCCCGTGTAGACGGTCAACGTGTTCGAGTTCAACAGATAGACCATCAGCCCTTCACGCAGCGCTGCGGACAGAAGCGCGTCGGCGTCACGGGCGGCCGCGGTCGCGTACTGAGGGATTGCCTGCTTCGCCACCTCATCAATCGCGGTCTCCGTCAACACGGACCCGTTTACGAAGTCTTGGATGCCTGCCATGTCGTCTCCTCAGACCAGAACGTGCGTGCCGCCGACAAGCGACACGCCGACAATGAACGGGTTGGTCGGGAACTGTGAAGCGTCCGCCAACTGAAACCGGGTCCGCCACGACGAACCAATCGGGACGATGTCGTCCTCGATGCCCTCGATGAAGTAGTCGCCGGCGAACAACGTGCCGGTCGGATGGCGTAGGTTCACCTTCACCCGGTCACCGAACTGGGCGCCGCACACCATCGACCACAACGTGTCATCGTTGAAACCGTCCGGCTCGAACTCCACCCAATCGACCCGCGGTGACTGCTCGGCGAACAGCCGCAGAATGTCCTCCGCCTGCCTGGTGACCTGCAAGTCATCGGCGAGCGTCAGATCGGTGCGGGTGAACGTGGACCGCAGATACGGCACCTCCGCCGCCTCGTTCCGCCGGTTTACCACCGACCCGCCGACACGGGCCAGGTTGACGTCGTTGCGGACCAGCTCGTCATCATTCGTCGCCGACCATGCGGACGGGTTGAACTCGCCGGCACCATCACCGATCGTCCACTGCACCGTGATCGACCGGTACGCCGTATACCGGGACAGCCGTCGCCGGAACGTCGGCCACCCGCGCCCGTCGACGTACAGGTCGCCACGCTCCGAGTCGGACGCCAGACGCATCTGCGTCGCGATCGGCTGCGCAAGATTCGTCGACTGGTGGGTGTTGTCACCGGTGTCGATGTCGCGTTCCGGGGTCGGCCACTCCGCCAGGTCGAGGATCCGGTCGAGTCGTGCCCCGGTGTCCTCACCGGCACCGACGAACGCCTGTTCCAACGGGTCGATGCGGGTGAAGATCTTCCACGCATCCGTTGCACCCATTACCACCTCGCCGCCCTCCGGGTACGACGGTTGCGGGTTCCAGTGGTCGGAGAACCCGTAGAAGCGGGGATAGTCGATCCCGGCGTGAGTGAGGACCACAGCGACACCGCGCATCGGCCGGATCGTCGACGCGCCAGCCTCGATGTAGGTGCCCGCATTGTTCGCCGGGTTCAGGTTTCCGTCGGTGTCGTCGAACACGGCGGCACAGGTGCCGGCCGGGTACTGCTCTAGTAGCCGTTGACGGCCACGCCGGACAGCGATGGACGAGCACCGTTCACCGAGCTCGACGAGCGAACCCTGACCGACGATGTTGCGGCCACCGATGACGTGGGCGCCACCGATCAGCGAAGTGCCGATGGTGAACAGCCCGGCGGTCGAGGTGGGTCCGATCGCCGCCTGAATCGAAACGGTCGGCCGGGTCATCAGGCGGAGACGAGGAGAGCGCCCCGCCGCACAGCGTCTTGCCGGAGCATCTCCATCCGGGCCATCAGGTCACTCTCCTTGGTGACCGACCCTTCGACGGTGACGTACTGATTCACGATGATTGACGCTCCGGCCGCACTGACCGGGGCGGTCGACCCCCCGAACCCACGCTGCTGCTCCTTTGTGAGCACCACCTCGCCGCCCTGAAGCAGGGCAAGTACCTCGTCGTTCGGCCCGCCCGGGACACGGCCGCCGCTGTGGAAGGTGGGGATCGGATTGTCTGGGAGGTCGAAGCTGAACGGCCCGAACCCGACACTGTCGGGGATCAGCCGGTTTATCATCCCTGCGAAGCTGTTCCACGCGCTCTTGACGGCTCCGATTAATCCGCTGGCGATGTCGCCAGCGAACCCGGCGACGGAACTGAACCCGGACTTGACACCTTCCCAGATGGATGACCCGATCCTCTTTGCGGCGTCGAACACCTTGCTCGGGAACTCGCCGACCTTCTTGACAACGGAGACGAAGAACCCCCCGACGTTTTCCACAATGTCACCGACACCGTTCTTGACGCCGTTCCAGATGGCTGTGCCAACGCCCTTCGCAGCGTTGAGCACCTTCTCCGGGAACTCGGCGATCTTGGTGAGCATCCCAGTGAAGAACCCGCCGACATTCTCGACAAGTGCCCCGACCCCCGTCTTGATGCCGTCCCAGATGGCGGTGCCCACCGACTTCGCCGCTGTCAGGAACGTGCCGGGCAGGCCGGTAATGAAGGTGACCGCGCCGTTAAACAGCGTCTTGATGCCTTCCCACGCGCCCTTGACGATGGCCTTCATCGCGTCGAACGCAGCCTGGAACCCGGCCTTGATCACAGTCCACGCGCCATCGAGCGCGAGCTTGATGCCGTCGAGCGCGGTGGTGATGATGAGCTTCACCGCGTCGATCGCAGCCTTCACGAGCGTCTTGATCGCAGTCCAGACACCCTCGACGATGCCCTTGATGCCGTCCCACGCCCGGCCCCAGTCACCGGTGAAGATCCCGACGAACACGTCGATGATCCCCTTGATCGTCTTCACGGCGGCCTCGACGATCCCCGAGATCAGATCCCATGCGCCCTTGATCGCAGTAACAATGTTGTCGCCGAACCGGGACCACAGCTCAGTGACGACCGCGACCCAACCCTCGATGTAGCCCTTGATGATGCCAACCGCCGTGTTGATGACGGCGGAGATCTGCGTCCAGTGGTCCTGCACCCAGCCGACGAGCCGCCCGAAGAAGTCGCCGACCGCCTGAATGACCGGCATCAGCTTCGTCTCGAAGAACCCCTTTACCGTTTCGATCGCCGCCGGCAGATGGTCGCTCAACCACTTCGCGACGTCAGCGAGGATCGGGACGATCGCTTGCAGCGCCGGGTAGAGCGCCTGCATCAACGTCTCTTGCATCTGCGCCATCGACGCCTTCGACTCGTTCTGAGCCTTGACGCCGTCCATCGTCCCGTCCGCCCACGCCTTCTGCGCGTCGGTCGACTTCTCCATGATCAGTTCTTGCGTCGCGATCGCCTTCGCCTGCGCGAGCGCCTCACCGGTCAAGTCCTTCTGGCCCTTCGCCAGCAGACGGGCCTGAACCTCGGCGGCGCTGATCGAGATGCCGAGCTGCTTCAGCCCGTCCGTCTCACCAAGCATCGCCTTCGTCAGCAGTTCCGACACCTGCTGTGCGTCGACCTCCCCCCCCGACCATGCGGCGAGCGCCCCCGAGAGGTCGATCATCTTCGTCGACATGTCGGCGGCCGCCTGGGCGGTGAACCCCATCGGCTTGAGCAGGTCACCCATCGACGCCGCGGCCCCGATGGCCTGGGCGGAGGTGAGGCCCATCGCGTTCGCGTTCGCGTCCGCCCAGTCCTTGACGGCACCGATCGAGTCGCCGAACACGACAGCGGCCTTCTTGGCCATCGTGTCGAGCGCGCCGCCCGTCTCGAGCACCTGCTTGCCGAAGTCGAACGCCATCCCCGGCAGCTGGGTGAGAACCTGGCCGACCTTCTGGCCCACCCCCTCGAGGATGGAGCCCATTTTACCGCCCTTGTCCTCGACCTCCCCGAAGACCTTGCCGAGACCTTTCGCGTCGCCCAATATTTCAACTCGAAGAACCCTTGACCCGGCCACTTAGCTCGCCGCCTTCCGTACACCGACGCGGATGTTGCATCCAGAGTGAGCCAGTTGCACGTTGTCGTAGGTGTGTGATCCGCCACGCGCCAGCGGCACGACGTGGTCGAGACTCGCAGACATGAGACTCGGCCACTTGACTGACGGATCCACCGGATCCCCACATAAGCCGCAGACCCAGTTGTCTCGCTCGAACACCGCTCGGTGTGAGACACGTTCGGAACGTGCGCCGACCCGCCGAGCACGGCGGCGGTGATCATTGATCCGACGGACCTCGCGTTCGCGCTCCGAATACATAGAAGGTTCGCCCACGTCGCGGCGACGAGACCGCTCCGCCTTCGCTGCCTCGTTCTTGATCGGGTTGTGGTGATCCCGTAGACACTGGGCCGAGCAGAAGCGTCGAGGTTTGCGACTATTCGGCACGATGAGGACGCCGCAGACCGCACACGCGGTCATCGAGATCACCGGCAGTGTCCCATTGCGCTTTGCCCACGCATAATGCGTATCGCACATCCCGCACTTGCGGACTGGCCGCCGGCACGGCTGCTCGGAACAATGCTCCACGACTCACCCCCGCCCTGTCCGCCGCTGTCGGCGTTGCTCGTCCCTCATCGCCTTGTGGCGTGCGTCCTGGTCCTTGATGATCTCCCGCCACTCGTCGGCGGTGAGACGATCGGTGTGCCACGGCATGAGCCGGTACTCGCGGATGATGGTGGGCCAGCGTTTGAGAAGGCTGGCCCTCAGCCTTCCGGGGAGTCGTCGGCCTCCTCGGTGACCTGCTCGGCGTCGGCGAAGTCACCGGAAGTGATGCTGTCGAGCACATCGTCAAACTTCAGGGTCGGATCGTTGCGGCGCATCACCACCCAGATCGCCGCGTACATCGCGTCCTCACCGTCGGGCTCGTAGCCGATGCCGGCCAGCTCCTTTTTCATCAGCTGACGCTCGCGACCGGTGAACGTCGCTGAGTTCACAACGACCGGCTCACCGTTCACCATCACCTTCACCACCGGCATCGTCTCGGACGGCTTCTTCTTGCCCTGCGCCTCGAGCGTTCGGTCTCTCGCTGTGCTCATCGTGATCCCCCTAGTCTTCTGCCATGCGTGTACTGACTGCTGTACTGCTCTGCTTCGTCACGTCGGCGTGCGGAGGCGACCAGGACGGGGGCAACATCCCCGAGTGCACCGACGTGTTCGCGGATGGTGCCGACTCACCTGACGTCAGCGAGGGCGTGACTTGCACCTCCGAAGGGCGCCGCAATGTCGTCATGCCGGTTCGGCTCGTCTACGACGGCTGCACCATCGCGTTCAACACATACGGATGGTGGATCGACGAGGGGCCGGTGCACGCTGGCACGTTCGACAACACCTTCGACAACATCGCCCGCGTGAAGGCCGAGGCCAACTGCGTCTAGTCCGGGAACGCTGCCCGGGTGATCTTGTCAATCTCGTCGCTATAACGCTCGACGATCTTGTCCGTCGAGTCACGGATAGCCGGATACAACGCGTAACCGGCACCTGACCCGCTACCCCGCCACGGCTTGAACTGGTTGTAACCCTGGCCGGGGTGACCGTTCACGTTCTGACGCGACTGGTTGCGGGCGGCACCGAACTCGGCGCCACCGAAGAACGCGATACCAGACCCGCCGGTCACCTGCGCCCGTGCCGCCTGACGTGACGGCCGCAACGTCGCCGCCGCCGCCGACTCCATCCGCGACGACGCATGACCCTGAGCGGCCGACACAACCAGTTGGGCGACGGCGTAGTTCGCGTCCTTGAGCGCGTTCGTCGCCGCGTCGCCCTCGAGTTTCTTCAACTCCCGGCGCAACTCGTCGAGCCCGGTGACGGCGACGGTGCCCGACTTGAGCCGTGGCATCCAGGCCTAAGCGACCGCGTTCGACGACCGATACGAAATCGTGATCGGGCTGTTGGTCCCGTCGAACAGACCGACCCCCGACACCGACTGCGTCATCGGATCCGCACCCGTCGACATGTCGACCGTGTCGAACCGTGCGGCCGGCAACGTCACCACGATCTGCGGGAGTGTTGCGCCGGCGTGGATGATCGGGCCGGTCCAGGTCGCGACGATCTCCGCCAACGACCCGGCCGCCGTCGCAGAAACAAACCGGTTGTACTGAGTCAGGTCGACGAAGTCGAGGTCGGCGGACCACTCGATCGACCGCATCCCCGCCTCCACCGGCTCCTTCTTCAACGCCGACGCCCGCAGATACCGGCGATCCGTCTTCAGGTTGTTATCAACCGACACCGAGAAGTTCGACAACTCCATCGACGCCCCGCCGATCGTGACCGCCGCACCGGTCCATGCGAACACCGCAGCACCCGCCGCGTAGGACGCGGCCGCCAGCCCGGTTGCGGTGTCGACGTCCTCGAAATCGCAGTCGATCGAAGCGACCAGCAGCCCCTCGACGTCGGTCGACAGCTCGAACGATGTGACCTTGCCGCCGTGGTAGGTGAACGGCTGCATCGTCCCGGACGGATGGAATGCGCGCCCGACCTGCGCTGTGAACGAATCACCGGCCAACGAACCGACGGTGCCGGTGTGCGTCGTGTTCGAGTCGGCCGCCACACCGGTCGCTGATGTGCCGAGCAGATGCTTCAGCCACCACGACCAGCCGATCGTCGGGACGTCCATCTCGACGGTCCCACCGCCGCCCATGTTGTACGGCACGAACCGATCGGAACGGGCGACGCGGGTGCCGGTGCGCAGCCCCTCGGACTGGGAGCGCCCGTACTCGGGGGCGAAGTCCGGGACACCGTTCGTCTCCCAGAACCGGGTCGTCGTGACCGGCGTTCCGTACGCGGATTCATCGACAGTTGAGAACTGCGTGTTGAGAACGGTCATGGCTTGTCAGCCTCCTTGGCCTTTGCCGTCACCGGCTGGAAGTTGTCGGGCTGCGCGAGCAGCCCCTCACCGAAGTCGAGCCCGGCGATCTCGTCGCGCAACTTGGCGGCGCGGTCATGGTCGGGGGTGCCGTTCACGGCGTCGACGAGCTCGGCCTGAGCCTCCGCCCATCGCGGGTCGGGCGCCTTGCCGGCCACCTCGTCCGACACCTCGAACTGGTGGCCGCGCTTCACCTTCTGCCCGGCAACCTCGACCTCATCGAACGGCCCACAGTATTTGACCTTCACGTTGTCCTCCTCAGATCCGTGCAACGAACGAGATGTCGAGATCGGCGAACGCGCCGAACCCGCCCTGCGGGGGTGCGAGGGCGTAGACGGCGTGCTCGACGACGGTCACTCGCCACGTCATGTACTGCACGCCACCGGCGACCGACGCCACATAGCCACCGGCCGGCTGACCGGTCACCGCCGAACGGTGCGCGACCTCGACGACCGCAACGAGTTCCTTCAACCGGGACCGCGCCTCGGCCTGCGTGCAACCGTCGACCTTCGTGCCGACACGCACCTTCAACGTGTACGACTCGTCCTTCGACGGGGCGCCCATCGTCTTCCACTCTGACGAGCTCGCACCGGTCGAACCGAGCACGATGACCGCCTCGTCGAACACATCCCGTGTGTCCGCATCCACGACGAGCGGCGCCTCCCCGGTTGTCGGGTGGGATGGCCACGTCTGCGCCTCGAGCAGGGCGACCAGCGCCGCCTCGGCATCGAAAACCGTTGTCGTCCGCTTCGCCATCAGAGGACGGTGCCGGCGAGCCGGAAGTTGTAGTCCGGGCGGCGCAGGATCTCATCGACCCACTCGACACCGGTCGGCCGCCACTGGGTGCCGACCCGACCGAAGTTCAACGTCGAACCTTCCGGCGTCGACATCGACTGAACGCGATCAGGGATACCTGACCGCTTGCGGTGGACCGCCATGCGGGCGATCGCCATCGCGGCCGCCTTGATGTCGGCCGGCAACATCGGAGCACCGTGCTCGTAGCCGATCTCGTAGACGTGGTTCCCGTACGGGACCGAAATGACGCCCGTGTCGTTGATCGAGATCGCTGCGAGCTCAGTCCCGGTCAGCACCGTGTAGTCGACGACGTCCGTGCCCCAGTAGCGCGCCCAACGAATCGAGCGCAGGTACGGGTGAAGGGTGATCGTCGAGTCGCCGTCGTAGTTGATGCTGCCGTCGCGGACGAACCCGCGAACCAGCGAGAACCGGGGGACGAACGCACACCCGCACACGCCCTCGATGAACGCCTCCACCTCGGACCGGGCGGCGATCAGCTTCAGCAGCGGATCCTGTGCGGCGTTCGCCAGTGACGGTTCCGCGTCGCGCAGGTCGGCTGACGTGAAGTAGTAGCCGCCGACGATCTCATGCGATGTCGTGCCGACAGTGACCGTCCCGACCTTCCACGTCGCTGTGAGTACGTCGAGGCTCGCCGTCTCTGCCGCAGTCAGCGTGTAGGCGCGAACCGCCGTACCGGTGCCAACCGTGGCGGCGCCGGCCACGACGAGCGCGCTCCCATCGGAGCGGGTGACGCCGACCGTGACGACCCCCGGGTCAGTCGGCTCTCCATCAGAACCGGCCGGCTGAAACGTCAGTGTCGTGGCGGTGGCGAACCGCGTGCGAGTGGCCGCGCCGGCGAGCATCGGTTACTTCTTTGCGGTCGGCTTGCGAGCCTTGTTCGCCGCGGGCCGCTCGGCCTTGTCGGCGCCGGCCTCGTCGGCCTTCGCCTGCTTCTTCGCCTGACCGGCAGCGGCCTCGTCGTCGGCGGGGATCACGTCACCTTCGGCGTAGACGAGCACACCGTCACGCTCGACGCGTGACGTGGCGATGACCGGTGCTGCGGCGTCGAGCTTGTAGCCCTGACGCTTGGCCTCGTCCGGGTCGGCGAGCAGGTCGTCGCCCTCGGCGTAGACGAGCGCACCGTCACGCTCGACGCGCTGCTTCGATGGATATTTCGCTTCGTTCACAGATCCTCCTCGAGTGGGGGGATGTCGGCGGGCCACGAGGACCCGCCGACACCCGGAAACAACCGTTGAGCTGCGATTACGCCATCGTGGCGTCGCAGAACGACTTCGGCTGGAGCACACCGAACGCTCCCCACCATTCCGCCAGGAGATAGAGGAGGTTGCGGGCGGCGAAGTCCTTGTGCTGATCGAAGATCATCACGTTCTCCTGCTGACGGTCCCACAGGACGGCGTCACGGAAGTACCCGACGACGGCCTTCGAGGCGGTCATGCCGGGCTCCTCGACGAGCGTCATGCCCCACAGGCGGCGCTGTGCGTCGCCGAACGGGTTCACGAGGAACGGGCCGTCCGTTGCGACCGACCCGCCGACCCGGAACAGGTCGAGCGTCTCCATCGACGTCGGGGTGAGGACGGCGGCGTTCGGGATGCGACCCGAGCCGGTCGCGGTGTCCGCCACCTTCGTCTTGCCCTTGCGGAGCGTCTCGACGACGTTGTTCGAGAACGCCTGAGTGAGGATGCCGGTCGTGTTGCGGATGCCCCGGATGTTCGGGGCGGTGCCGTTGCCGACCATGATCTGCGTGTTGATCCGCTGACGGATGTCGAAACGCAGCTGGTCGTCGATGATCGACATGATCTGGCCGGCGTTCATCAGCGCACGCCGCGAGATCGGGACCCCTTCGGCGATCGGCTGGACCTGTGCGGTGATCTGCTCCCAGGTGAACTCGCCTTCCGGCTTCGCACCGGACGCCGCAGCGACCGTGTACGGGCCGGGTGACGCACCGGAGATCGCCGGGTCGGCCGATGTGGTGGCCTCCGCCGTCTCCGCCGCCGTGTTGACGTGGGCGACCGCCCGCGGGTAGGAGATCAGGTCGTCGGACGTCTGTGCGTTGATGACGAGATCGCGGACCGTGAGGGTCGGCTGGATGTACGGCACGTATAGGTCGTTCTGGTAGTCGGTCGTGAAGAACGCACCACCGGACGTCGACCCGCCGAGGACCGCCGCGTTCTTGACGTTCATTAGCGACGAGTCCTTCATCGCGAACTTCGGGGACCTGATCGGGGTGCCGTCGGACAGCTGCCCGCCGGGGGCGATCTCGTTCAGCCACGCCTTGAACTGCGGGTTGTCGACCAGCTCAGCGCCCGGCGACCTGCGGGTGTTGCGTTCGCGCTGCTCGCGCTTCTCGGTCGGGTCGTCGGCGAACGCTGCCGCCTGACGCTCCGGGGTCGTCGACCAGGCGTTGATCTCGTCGAACCTCTGGACGCTCTCGAGCTGCGCCTTGAGCGACTCGAGCCGCGTCAGGTTCGCGTCGAACTCGTCGGCCTTCTCCTTGGACTCGGCGATGGACTTGCCTTCGCCTTCGTCGGTGTGGAGGAGCTGGGCGTTGCGCGTGGCGAGACGCTCGAACTCCTTGGCAAGCACGTTGTTGGTGCTCATGCGGGGGTGCCTCCTTGGGGGCATGGAATCCGAACGTCGTCGGAGTGGGGAGCGTCAGCCGTCGCGACGGCCGGGGGCCGCTGTGTGCGATGGCTTGGCTTTCTTGCAGCGCCCGCCGGATGCGGGCGAGAACTCAGGCCGCGTCGGCCGGAAGGGTGACGCCGGGGGTGGTCACGACCAGATGTCGCAACCTCCGCTCCCGATCGTCGGACGCCTTGACCGGCGTCACGGGATCGACCTCCGGCTCGGTGATCGGCGGGGGGGCTGCCGCCCGGCCGTCGAAGTTGTACATCGAAAGGTCGAAGGCGTTCTTCGCGGCGGGCTTCTTCTTGTCGACCCGGTCGGCCAGCCCGGCCTCTACCGCTTCGTCCGCGGAGTACCACGATTCCTTAGCCATCGCCATACGCCACAGCGCCGCGTCGACCCCGGACTTCTCCGCGTAGATCGACGCGATGTTGCCGGACAGACGCTCGAGCATCTCGGCAGTGGAAAGCATGTCGGCTGCGTTGCCGACGCACAGCCCCCACGCGTCATGGATCATCAGTTCGCTGTTGCGGGCCATTATCAGCTCGTCGGCCCCGCAGGCGATGAACGACGCGGCGGATGCGGCGATGCCGTCGACGACGGCGACAACCCTTGCCTTGTGGGTACGCAGGGCGTTGAGGATCGCGATGCCGTCGAACACGTCGCCACCGGGGCTGTTGATGTGCAACCGGATCTCGTCAACCTCGTCCGGGAGCTCGTCGAGCGCGTTCGCGAACTCCTTCGCGGACACGCCGAACATCTCCCCCCACGAGTCGACGGGGTCATACAGGCGGATCGTGGCGACGTTCTCGTCGACGTCGGCCTTCGGAGCTTCGTTGCGTGGCTGTCGCTGTGACATCCACAGAGCGGCATGACCGCGAAAGCTCTTATGCGGCATTGTTTCCTCTTTCAGACCAGCTCGAGCAGAAGCAACGTGCGCAGGTCGTCGTCGTTCGGGTTGAACGTCGGCATCAGCGCGACGCCGTACGCCACGCAGGTGTCGTCGTCTTCGACGCAGGCGGCGGTGCCGTTGATGAGGCGGGGCGGTGATGGCACGTACTGCTGCCATTGCGGGCGGCGGCTACCACCACCACCCGACCAACCACCGTCGTCCGCCGGCGGCGGGGTGTGGCTGCCGGTGATGGTTGACGTGTCGGCGGTTTCGGTGACGCCGATCGTGCCGGTGACGGTTGGCGGTGTGTGGCTGCCGGCGGCGTTCGGGGTGTCGTCAGGCTCGAGGACGGCGACGGTGCCAACGATTGTTTGTGTGCCGGTGGCGGTCGACGTGTCGGACGCCTCGAACGTGGCGATCGTGCCGGCCGGTCCGTGACCGCCGTTCGCTGACCGTTCGTCGTCAGCCTCGGTGGCGGAGATCGTGCCGGTGACCGGCGGATCATGGGTGCCGGAGGCTGACGAGGTGTCGGCGGCTTCGACCGTGGCGCTGGTGCCGTTCGGTCCGTGACCACCTGCCGCTGAGGCCGTGTCATTGGTGTCTGTAGTGGCGCTGGTGCCCGTCACCGGCGGGGTGTGGCTACCGGTGGCCGACGAAGTGTCAGCGGCCTCTGAGGCGGTGCTCGTTCCGTTCGGTCCGTGACCCGCCGAGATGGACGACGTGTCCGCCGCTTCGGTGCGTGCGATGGTGCCGGTGACTGGCGGGTTATGGGTGCCGGACGCCGACGAGGTGTCGGCGGCTTCGCTGGTGGCGATCGTGCCGGTGACCGGCGGCGGGCTGTGGGTGCCGGACGCCGACGAAGTGTCAGCGGCCTCGGTTGTTGCACTTGTGCCGTTCGGTCCGTGACCCGCCGAGATGGACGACGTGTCCGCCGCTTCGGTGACCGCGATCGTGCCGGTGACCGAGGAGGCGGCACCCTGACTCAGCAGCAGGAGCAGGCTCATGGTTTCACCGCCCGGCTAGTACTCGTATCCCTCGACAGCCACCATCACGTAACCGACGATCGTGGCTGTCGTCGGGACCGCACCGAACCCCTGAACACCGATCGCGATGCCGGTCCCGGCGGCGAACTCCAACCCCTCGGGATACTCGAACGTGTAGGTCATCGCCGACCCAGCGGTGAAGATCGCCGGAATACCGACCTGCCAGGAGGCGACGAGCGGTGAACCGGCGACAGCGACGCCGGTCAGGTTCGCCCGCAGGTTGATCCTTGCCGAGCCGATCACGGTGGCGGCGACGTAGGTGGCCCTCACCCTCGCCACCCGATAGGTCTTGCCGGCGGTGACGACTGCCGGTGTTGCAGTTGCAACGACCGCCACCCCACCCTTGTAGCCGGTCAACGTCTGCATCACCTCGGCGACGGTGGTGATGATCGGGGCGGCGTGGAAGTAGTTCGTGACGTTGCGACCACTGTCAATGTTTCGGCGGGTCTGCAAGGCGCCGGCGGTGGTGACCGTGGCGACGCTCGCCGCCGTTGTCGGATCGCCGACGACCATGACCTGACGGTGCTCGTCTGAACCCGCACCGACGGTGCGAGTGTCGATCTTCGTGCCGGCGCCCGCGGTAATCGCGACGTCTGCGTCAGGCATTGCCGGTTGTGATGGTGAAGCTGGTGATCGACACCGGACCGCCGGCGACAATGCTCGTCGTCGTCAGGTTGAGATCGGAGCCCGTCGTGCCGACGCTCCCGTCGATGACGAACGCACCGGCCGACGTCGTCACCCGGAACCACGTCGCCGTGCCTGTCGCGTTGGCTGAAGCGTCCTGGGTGATCGCGTTGACCGTCAACACACCGGCCGACGCCGCAGGAGCGAACGTCGCCGAACAGGTCAACTCCGCCAGCAACACAGTCGCAGCACCACCTGACGCCGGGCGTGTCCCGTCGTAGATGCGGACCAGGCCGGACGTGCCGACCGCCGTCGTGATCTGGTCGAGACGCGCGTTCCGCAACGCCGTCGAGTAGGCGAGAACCATCAGACCTCCTCTTCGACGACACGCACAATGCGCCCCGATTCGTCATGCTCGATGCGCTTCGCACCGACCTTCACCACGGGTGCCGGCGGCGCCGGCAGATTGTTGATGACCACTTCGGTTGGCACGTTGTTCACGACCACCTCGGGTGTGGTGACGTGAACGTCGCCCGCCTTCTGCTCCGGCTGGTAGTTGTTGATCGTCACGTTGGTCACCGGCGGCTCGAGCGCCTTCACCTCGACCGGGTTGAGCGTGTCCTCTGCTCCCATGTCGAGCGCCAACTGCTCGCACTTCGCTCCGAGTGACGTGAGCGCGTCGTGCGCGCTCTGGATCTGTCGCATGTCATCCGCCGAGTTCCGGGCGCCAACCTTGGACCCCTTTGGGGCAACCGCCAGCGCATCCGCCCGCTCACTGCCCGCCGACACCATGTTCAGCGGCTCGAGGTACGCCTGCCCCTGGCCGTCAGGCAACGGGTTGAGATCCTCGAACGCACGGATGTCGTCAGCGTTCAGCCAACCCCACTGGCGCCCGATCGCGTAGGCGGCGAACCGGGACGCGGTGTCACCACGAAGGAGGCCGGCGAGGTTGAACTTCAACCGCGACTCCCGGTCGAGCAGCCCGGCGGCGAGCACAGCCCGTTCGATGCGGGCCGTGTACGGCATCACGCCGTCAGTCACCCACTCGATCGCCTGATGCTCGATGTTCGAGAACGTCGCCCGTTCCAGATCACCGATCTTGTGCGGGGGAACCCGGAAGATCCGTGCGATCTCCGAGATCTGGAACTTGCGGGACTCCAAGAACTGAGCGGCATCGTTCGGGATCGTCAACTGCGTCCACTTCGCTCCACCGAACAGGAAGCCCGGACGGTGCGCGTTGCGGAGTCCTCGATGGTCACGCTCGAACGACGATTGCATCCGCTTCGCCGCCACCTCGCCGGGGTCCTGCGGGGACTCGATGATCCCGGACATGACCGCACCATTCGCGAAGAAGTTCTCCCCGTACTCCTCCGCCGCGACCGCCAACCCGATCGCGTTGGCGTGCTGCTCGATCGGCGACAGACCACGCAGCCGGCCGGGGAGCGTGAACCCTGAGATGTGGAAGATCCGTTCCGGGCCGTAGTCGGTCTGCTCGTTGCCGATCTTGAACCGCTTCACCTCGTCACGGTTGCGGGACACGTTCACGTTCGCGGGTGGGAGCGGCCACACTTCGACGACACGGCCGAGCTTGTCGCGCTCCACCCACCAGAACGAGTTCCCGTCGACATCCAACGACGCCGATGTCCGCTCGAACAGGTCGAACGATGTCATCTCCGGGTTCGGGCGCTGCAACCAAACCGGCAGATCCAGCGGCACCCGCTCAGCACCGCGGTATTCGACGACCTGGACCGGGAGCATCCCGATCGTCTCGGCACGGAGTCGGATGCACGCCCACACCGCGGCTTGCCGCAACGCAGAATCCTTCGTCACGTTCGCACCTGAACGCTGCCGGCCCATCGACGGCATGTTCACGTTCGAGAACTGTTCGATCGTTACCGTGTTCCGCGCCTTCACCAACCGGTCGAGGATCGTCACGGGGCAACATCCTTTGTGTCGGCGGTCAGGCGCAACGCGACCGCCACCAGCGCCGCGCCGCACGTCGCCAACCCGACCCGCCAATCGGTCGCGAACGCGGCGACGAC